CTACGAACCTATAGCACCCAGGGTCTTGACATCCGGCCCCGAGTAACTGATCGCCGCTCCCGTGACACTTGTGACCGCCGCATTCCAGATCGTAATGGTTGTGCCTGAGACGGCCGTAACCATCGTCGCCAGATTGCTCCCTCCAGATCCAGCCCCGGCAATGGATATGTAGTTGCCTGCGGATAATCCAGTCGCATCGTTGACTGTCAACGTATACGACCCTGCGGTAATGCTGCCGGTGGTTGCCCCCCCGTTCAGTGTCCCGAGGGTTCCAGGCCGCCCGACCATGACATATCCCTCCACACTGCCGGCCACCGGGGATTTCTTCACGATGTCGAACAAATTGTAGGTGCCGCTTGAAGGGGTACTCGTGGCAGTGGGGTAGTTGTCCTTTCGATAAAACAAGTTAGCGGAAGGGATGTTGCATTTACTGATGCCAGCATTGTTAACAAGGCTCACGATGTCCAACGTGGCCGTCAGAATGTTGATATTGTAGCGGCCGGGTGTGGGGATTTCTTCAAAGACGTTCTCTATATATTCATGCTGTAAAGCGTCCCCGGAGAAAGACATGATAATATGATCTTGCGTCCCGTGACCTCTACTGGAAATACGGTTCCCTTTGACCATGAGATATGACACGGGGCCGCCACACCCCTGAATAGCGTTGGTTTCAAAATCGTAGATCCTGTTCCCGCTTATATCCAACCGTTGCACACTATCGATATAGACGCCGTTTTTGAGAGCCTTTGTCACGTTGGCGCCAGGCTGATATATGTAATTCCCAGTGATGTTCACCCCCTTAAAAACCTTGCCTGATGCTGTGTGCCTGACCAAGATGGCATTGCCCGTGATGGACGATGTGTAATTGGTATCGATGATGGTGTTGCCCTCGATCAAGATGTCCTCGTGGTCCTCGTAGGTCGAAGCACACCAATCCCCGTACGTATGACCGGATTCGTCAAGCAGACTGGATGATACGTGCACTCCTTGAGTGCACCCGCTTATGGTATTGCCCCGGATCTTGATCCTAGAGCCCATAACCAATATCCCCGCGCCGTCAGAATTTTTGATGATGTTGTTTTCAATGATGGAATCGTCAGCGTAAAAGAGGCCCTCGGACAAATCAATCGCGTGGCTGGAGGCCACATTTTCAATGTAATTGCCCCGGACGATCGCATTCTTTGTCAGTAGATTCATTGCGCTGCAATTCGAATCGATTATGGTATTGCCCTCCACTATTGCCGATCCGGCATTAGTGATCGTGATGGGAGTGTTACCCGGGTTTACCTGGCCGTTATACCATTGGGAATTTGTGATGCTTACCCTGGATGTCGCGTTGTCATCCTGTACCCACAACTGCTCGTTCCAATTGTCGTGCATCACTATCTTGTCAACGATTACTCGGCTCGTCCCCTTGATCCGAATTGCCGATAAAGTCCTGTCGTTCAACAGGTTTGGCACGCTCGATATCCCGGCCGCGTGGCTATACTGCTCAATGTCTCTGATAATGACTGTTCCAGCACCCACTATGTCAATCAGCGAATTCTGATCCGTGATGCCAGTTCCCCGTGTTGACCCGTTACCATTTATCTTGCCGTTGCTGATCTCTATACGTCCTACCGCGTCAACCGCTTCCGAATAAAACATCCTTTTGCTGACTCCACCGGCGAAGGTGGTTGCCTTCAACGTTGCCCCATTAAGATCTACGGTTATGTTGCGAGTCAGGTGTGCCCCGCCGAAGTAGTAGGTCGCGGATGGAGAAAAACGCAAGACCCCCTCTGCTGAAATGGCAGCCACAGTCTTTGCTATGGCCGCGGTGTCATCAGTTGTCCCATCTCCTGCGGCCCCAAACCACTCAGAATAGGCCTCTTTTAACCCTGTCACCTCTCCTGCGGAAAACCCGTCAAACACTTGATATAGGCCTGCTTGAAACGGCCCGTTGATAGTAAGGGTATAAGCGGAGGCCTTAACGATTTTGCCGCCCTTCTCGATCTCCAACGCGCACGTCGCCGTCAAAGATGCGGCCAGCGTCTGCGGCGAAAAAACCTTGACCGTCTTACCCGCTGCAGCTCCAGCGACACAGGCGTCATTGATTGAAGGGTAAGCCCTGGAATCGATCCACGGGCCTTTCACAATTATGTCGCCAAAGGAATGGGTTGCTGCATTGGCAGATCCAATAGCCAGTAAGAGCGCAATAACCAGCCCCCCCCCGATTATTTTGAGCATGGTGTTCTTCATGGCATTCCTCCTTATATCGTTTCCCATCCATCATCTGTAGCAATAATGGCAACCCTTTCGTTGTTTAACGTCAACACCAGGCTGGATTCTCCGTCAATCGTTTCCGACCCAGACGGTAGAACCGTGCCCGTGTTAGTCGTGCTGTCCGATTTTCGTTTGAACCAATACATGCGGTTAGTCTGGACATCCGTTAGCGCCGGTAGTTGAGCTGACACGTCCCCGCCGCTGCAATCCATGATGATCCTGTAGTCTGTATCCTTGTCTACGTTGCCACTCGTTACCATTGTGCGCAAGGCTGTTGTCACTAGAGGACCAGGCCCGAGTGCATTTAGAAACCCGGCCGTGACTACCGTTCCGAGAATCCCCTGCGAGGGGTCACCGTCTATAAATGCTATTTTGGCCATACGGAACTCCTGTCATGGATAAACGAACCAGAGAAACACCTCGGCCGGCTTGAGGTCGTTCAAAATATCCTCCAGGCCGATATTGGAAAGATACCAGGTCACCCTGTCCCCTGCCCCGTGTTCGCCGGCCCTGAAATAGTAAAGTGGCTGATTCAGCACCGAGACCTTCCAGATATACACGGCATCGGCTATGTAGCAGGTATCCCCGGCCCTCATCCATCCGGCCATCAAGGGCTGCAGATCCTCTATTTCGATTTGATATCCCAGGTCGAGCGATGCCGCGAGGAGCACGAAATAGGGCCGTTTGATGTCTCCGGTTTCCCGCAGCTTCTTCAAGACGTGGGCGGTCCTCATTGCGTCCGGCCAGTCGTCGCCCGGATTGGTATTGCAGACCCGTTCCCAATCGTCGAGGAGCTCGTCGGCGATATCGGCGAACATCTCGTCAAGGACAGCCTCCGCCCGACCCTGGCACGTATCGAGCGACCTGCCGTCAACCCCGAGGTCGTCTTCCAGCACCCCTCCGATTTCGAGAGGAAAGAGCAGTTTCAAAACGTCCTGGTTAAGCAATGGTCACCGTCCCCGCCCGGATTATTTGGTAATTCGTGGCCGTCACATTCGCTGCCGGAACCGACACGACCGCATCATCCGCCCCGTTCTGGATAGCGATATTGACCAGTTGCGAAATGTACAAATCGTCACCCGGCTCAAGCGCGTTGATGTAGTCCTCGATGTCCGACTCGATCTGCTCGTTGTCCACCAGGTCGGCGTCGCCCGTGACGGTCATGGTCACCGCCTGGGTGATGACAGTGGGGGCCAACACGCGGAGGTATTTCACAGCCGTCGGGCAGATATCGACAATATAGTCCCTGACCGTTTCCAGCATTTCAGCCGTAGGGATCTCAGAACCGGTATAATCCGCATCGGTCAGGATCACGATATCAGTTGTTCCCAATCCCTGGCCCATCGGAATGACATAGGCGCTCTGGACCCCCGTCGCCGCCTCCAGCGCCCAGATTTCATAGTCATACTTATTGCCTCCAGCCGGGGGTCTCCGGATATAGGCAAGCAGCCGGGCGAGGAGATCTGCATCGGATTCCGAATCGTTTCGGGTGAGCCCCCTTACCCATGCATGGTGGTCCAGTTGCGCCGAGTCGGCCGTGTCCGGAAAGATCTGCTTTGCAATCCATTCCTGATATCGATAGAGCCCCCAGAGCGCCGATGCGTACCCGGCCGCCTTCATGTAAGCCAGGGACCCTGTGGCAGTGTCCACGTCCGGGAAGATATTCCTGAAGTCGGTCAGGATATCGTTCAGGATCGTATCGTAGCTTTTCACAAACGCCGTGGAGCTCATCAGGCAACATCCTTGAACAGGGTGAAGGTGATTTGTTGGCCGTCCCTTTGAGTGACTTCCACCAGGAGCTTCAGCCGGTGCAAATCGATTTCCTTATCGATCTCCGAATACACCTCGACAGCCGCAGCGCGCCCGGTCCGAATCAACCACTGGAGGGCCTCCTTGCAATAGCTTCGGGCAAGCGATGCGGTTTGCTCGGTGTTTTTTGATCGTTTGAGCAGATACAGCCGGCTTCCGAACTCCGGATTCTGGAAGAAAGCCCCCCTGTCCGTCATGAGGCTGAGATAAACGTTGTTCATGATGTTTTCCGTCTCATCGAAGGTCATTTCTCTGTCAGATCCTGTTATTTCAATGGCGAAGTCCGTTGCCATAAAAACCTCGCAGGCTATAGGCTATAGGCGATGGGCCATAGGCAGGGGCGAAAGGCATTTCGCTCCTACAGTTAATGCGAATGGTGGTTCGTATTTCCCTCGGCATCCATGATCGTCCCGGTCGCGGTGATGCTGCCCGTCACATCCAGGTTGCCAACAAGCGTAATGTCTCCGGTGATTACAGCAGACATTCCGCCGGCACCGTATGCCCCCATCGTTACCGAATCGGCTTCGAGGTTGACCAGGGGAGAGCGGACGACGGCCGATTCCGTTGCCTCGGCATTGAGCTTCTTCGTGGTGATGTTTGCCTCGTTTTCGATCTCCGCCGTCAGCTTGTTCCCGCTCTTGATGTAGATTTCCTTGTCCCGCTTCAGCCGGATATGGTCGCCCTCGTCCGTATAGATGCATACCTCCCCGGCTTCGACCGCCACGCGGCACCGGCGGTCCTCGCTGGCGATCATGACAATGTGATTGCCCGCATCGATGAGGACCCCCTCCGCACCCTCCAGGGGGCGAGAAGTGAACCCGTAGTGCTGCATATACTCTCGGCTCGTGAAGGTCTCGCCCACATGCCCCGAGGCCGTGAACCGCTTCACCACGCCTTCTATGCAGCTATTGAAAATCCCGCGAATCATGCGCATAATTAAAGAACTCCAGGCTATGGGCGATGGGCCATAGGCTATGGGCCATAGGGAAACAGGAGCATGCCATGAAATCCAGAATGCTGTTGCCGGCGCTTTTGATCTGCATCGTCTTTGTCATGCCCGCTTTCGCATGGGAGAACCCGAACGAACGAAAGGCGGTCCCTTTCGAGAAGGTAACGCCGGACAGGCCGTCACGGGTAACGCTCGAAGCCCGTCGAGTCGCCTCGATTGACGGAGACACCATCACGTACAACCTGGGCAAGAAATCCGTCTCCATCCAGGCCGATTCATTCAATGCACGCCGCTTTGTCGAAGACGTGAAAGCGGGCAGAGCATCAGCCAAACAATCCGTTCTGCTCAAGCCAAAGAACAAAAGTCCGTTCAATGAATCCTTTTGGGCACGATAGCAGCTCATGCGGTTATCCCTGGATACCCGAGCTGAAGGTTTGTGAATTTGCCCTGGCGCGATAGTTCAAAGGTGCGGCTGTAGATGAGATAGACATCATCCAGCCCGGCGACCTCGTCCACCACCCGGCACAGCTCATTGGCCGCCCACAGCTTCCCTTTCTGCGTGTGGCCCGGCACGCGGTAGGAGAGCCGGAACCCGTCTTTTTTCTGCTTCTCCATGATCATCCGGGCATGGTCCTCCGGAGAGAGCTCATCGTTGTTGTCCGTCGTGACATAGGGCTTGTAGAACGGGAAATCCGCATCCGTCAGGATGTGGCTCGTCATGAGCTTTGCGGCGCCGGTCTCGTCGTCTCCGTCTTCGTCCCGCCCCTGCCTCTGCCCGATCACCGTCACCTGCGAATATCGCCCGGAGATGTCATCCACCGCTTCACCTTCCACGGCGTTGTTCCGAGTGCCCTCTTTGGTGCAGAAGATGCTGAATACCGCTTCGCCCTTTGCCTCCGGCCGGCCGAAAACGAAGGTGCCGTCCGGCTCGCACCAGAACATATAGCCTCTCGACATGGCATAGGTCTTGAGCGTATCGAAGATAGTCGAGCCCGGCTGGATCTGCGCGTATTTGTGCGGTTCCTCCTCGGTTGCCTGGGCAACGGCGGGCTGATTCGCCAGGTCATCCTGGTAAACGACTGCCTCCCGATTGATAAAAGGCACATCCGCCAGGAGCGTCTCGGCAATCTCCTTGAGGGTCTTATCCTTCACGGTCACAAACTCCTCGCAGCAAGAATCCACAAGGAGCCCCATCAGGTCACGGCCTTCAGCCCAAAAGGTCAGGCCGTTCTTATTGAAGCCACGGCTCACCCGGTCGATGATGCCTGTCAGGACCAGCTCGTCGTTGATTCGGAGTTCCACTTGCTGTCCAGGACTGATGCCAGGCTCGGGCCGTGAGAATTCGAACCGGAAGGCGTCATCCGCCGTATAAAGATCCGATTCCACACGGTACGAGGTGAAGTTCTCGAACTTCGAGCCGTCCACAATCAGTGCCAGGCTGTCAGACGACATAAATATTGACCTCCCGGCTCGCCATGTTCGGGTTGTTGACCTGTGGGTTCACGGCCACCAGCCGCTCCGCCGTGTGATAATCCAGACCGTATCGCAAACACACCAGGTGCATCGGCATGGGGTTGTCCAGGGTAACCGTGGTGATCTTCTCGCGCTCGACCTTCACTTTCGCCACATGGCGCTCAAGCTGCAGGGCGGCGTTCTTTAGCCCGGAGAGCTCGTCAACGCCGGGGGCGCCGTTGTCCCGCATCTCGTCAACAGCCGCCTGAATGAGCGTTCGTGCGTCATACAGGGTGCGCTCCAGCTCCGTCACCGTCATGATGGTTTCGGTTTCCAGGGGCGTGTAGTTCCCGAGGGCGTCAAAGGGTTTGGTCTTCTCCGCCTTCTTCTGGATATTCCAGCGCTCCTGGTCCTCCTGGTAGAGAACTCCCAGTTCATAGGCCATATGGGCCGCCGTAATCATCCTGGCCGACTTCGTGACCGTTGCCGCAGCCGCAAGGGCGCTTGCCGACGTCCCGAGGTAGAAGGCCGTGCCGCCCAGGGCCGGTGTCCCGCCGATGGTGGGACCGGTGAAGCTCCCGCACAGTGCGGCATAGATCTCATACAAAGAGGCAGTGAAGAGAGTTGGTGTGGTTCGCCGGTCCTCATACTGTATCCCCCACCGTTCGCAGTATTTGCAAAGCGCCTCAATGAGCGTGCCAGACAGGGTGTCCGGAAACTGAAACGCACCCACGAAAGAGCCGGTTGGATTGTCGATGCTGCTCAGCGTTGCATCCAGGGCCCCCACGCAGGAGTTGATAACCGGTTCATAATGGTTAATTGTCGCCAT